CGAGCGCGTGGGGAGTGTCCCCACGGCTAGGGTATGCCTACGCGTGACAGAATGTCAAGGGGCCGAGAACGCTGCCTTGATCGCTGCCGCGTTCGCCTTGAACTCTGCGGGCGAGAGACGCATGATCGCCTCGGGCGTCCACGCCGTGGTTGCCGGCGGCGTCTGCGTGACCGTGCCGGCGTTGACCTTCGGCATCGCCGTCGTAACGGGAGCCGCCGGGGCTGCGGGCGCAGCGGGAGCGGCCTCGGGCAGGTAGGCGCGCACTGCCTTCGGGAGCGTGTCCTTGTTGGCGAGCCACTCCGCGAGCGGGGGACGGCCCTCGCTGGGGAGTCGGCTGTAGGCATGTTGCACGTAGTCGATGCCCTCGGCGTCGGTGATGCCAGCCGCGGCGATCTCACGCTCGGTTCGGAGCGCCTCGCGCTCGGCCTTACTCGCGGCCTTGACCTCCTCGATCTGCGCCCGGTACTTCTCGGCGCTCTCGGCGAGCGGGGTCAGCTCGCTGACGCGACCCTCGAGTTCCTTGACTCGCGCCACGAGCTGCCGGATGCGGGCGCCCGCTCCGTTGTCGCTGGCTTCTGCCGTGGTCGTGGTCGTGGTCGTGGTTCCTTCCTCGGTCATGCTTCCTCCTCGCGTGCGGATTGCACGCGCTCCCAGACTGCTAGTTGACGCTTCGCCCATGCACGGCCGGGGGCGCCGCCCCAGAGATCCCACGCGATGCGCCCGGCGCTCGGATACTGCGGATGCCCTGGTCGTGCGGCCGGCGCCTCGAGGTCCACCTCGTGACGCTCGAAGTACGCGACCATGCGCTTGATGGTCTCGATGCTCACCACGTCGCGGCTCGCGAGCTGCGACGCGCGACGCGCGCCTACCAGCGTTCCACCTCGGCCGTACTTGCGCCGGTTCTCGAGCCCCCGCTTCGCGACGGCTGCAACCTCGACGGGCGCTCGGAGTTCGAACCCCATCGCGCGCTCGTCGCGCAAGAAGCGCCGGTACACCTCGGGGTGTTCACGCTTGAGATAGTCGCGCTGCCTCTCGCTGATGAACGGCATTAGGTAGTCGCCTCGTCCTCTTCCATGTCGTCGTGGATCTCGACCTCTGCCTCGACCTTCGGGCCGAGTCCGAGGTAGCCGCGGGCCTCGCGGAGGCTCTCGATGACTGCCGCGACGACGGCGGCGTTCGCCTCGTCCAGGTCGAGAGCGGCGAGGGCCTCCTCGGCCGCGTCGAGTTCCTCGCCGACTTCAGACATCGCCTCGGCGTGTGCAGGGGATACATCGGGTGCGGCCGTCGCCGGCCGTCCTCCTGTTTCTCCTTCTTCCACGGCCGGCGGCGCGCTCTCCATCATGCGGGCCTCTGCCGCCTTCGCGAGCGTGATCTGCTCGAGGCGCGCGACGGCGTCCTCGTGGGTCATGCTGCCGAAGAGACGGAGCGCCTCGACCTTGTCCATGAGGCCGGCCTCCATCATCTCGAGCGCGTGGGTTCGCCGGCTCTGCATCTCCTCGGGTGAGAGCGGGATCTCCCGGTACATGACCGAGTAGCCGCCCTCGGGAAACTGCGACCCGGTGGCGCGGTTGAAGAGCGCCGCCGAGATCGCGACCAGCCGCTCGTCCGCGTCACGCTGCTGAAGGATGTACTTCCTCTGCGCCGTCCGCTTACCCTCGGAGGACAGACTGATGGCGTACCCGCTCTTCGCGCTCCCGCTCGTGCGCTGGATCTCGCTCGGCGAGAGGCCCGCGTCGGTTGCGAGGCGATGGGCCAGCGAGCCGATCACTGTTTCGAGTTTTTCCACGTCCGCCGAGGCGTCGAATTGTCCGACCTGTGGCTGCTGTTCCATCGCAGCGTCAAGCATCAGGATCGTCGTCGGGTCGGTCACGACCTCGACGCGCTGCCCGCGCGTGCCGCCGTCCACCATGTCGGAACCAGCCACCCGCACGCCGATAGCCCATCGCTGCGGGAACGATGCATCACGAAGCGTGTGCGCGAGGAAGCTGTAGTACACCGCGAGGTTGAGGGAGCCTTCATAGAGCTCGATGCCGTTGAAGGCGTCGAACAGTCGGTCTCCGTAGAGGCTCGCGTGGTAGAGCACGACCGGGAGGATCGGGGTGCCGTCCGCACGCCGGTAGGGGTACGCCTCGCCCGAGTAGGTGGCTCCGAGCACCTCGAGGGTCACGTCCTCGCCCATGCCGCCATCCTTCGCCACACGCACCGTGTACGAAGGGTTCGCCGGGTCGCGGATGTCCAGCACATCCCAGAGCCACACGGCTTCGCCGCGGAAGTGCCGCAGACGGATCTCCGCGTAAGCCAGGGGGACGGTCGGCCGGCTCGGGTCGGCCTCGGCGATCGTCATGTCCGGCGATACCGGCCGGTAGGTCACACGATCGTCCTCGACATCGATCCGCATCCACATCTCGCGAAGCGCGATCACCATCGACTGAAACCGTGCCATCTGCGGCCAAAGGCCGGCGCGCGCGATCAGCCCATTCGACCCGCAGAGTGCATCGACTGCGCCGCCGGCCGTGTTGTGGGAAACGTCCGGGGGGGCATCGTACAAAGTCGCCAGCTCGGTAGCCACGACCTTGAACGGGTTGCTGCTTACGTCTGGGATGCCCCACGCCTGACGGCGCGTGCTGCCCAGCTGCATCTGGAGACGGTCCTCGAGCAGACGCTGCCAGCGTCCCTCCATCAGCGCACGGCGATGCCGGGTGTGCTCCCAGCGCGCGGCCTCGTCGGGGTTACTCGGCGCCGGCGGCTGCGGCATCTTCGTGTAAGCGTACATGGACCCCCCACTAGCCTAGTCTTATCGCGGTCGGCTGATACAGACGCCTAGTATACAGTTCGAGCGTGTAGCGCAGCGCGTCGATGCTGTGCTTATGCTCGCTGGCCTCGCGCCCGTCGAACTTCTGTAGGTCGTCAATGAGGCCGCGGCACCGCGGGTTGATGCTGAAGTCGTTGCGGAGCATCGCCGCGGACAGCACCCGATAGCCCTCGAACACCGACCCGCGAGGCTTATACGCCGTATGGATGCGGAAGGGGAGGCTCCCGGTGGGCAGCTTGAGCGCGCGCTCGAGTGAGGACATGAGCATCGCGTTCGACTTGAGCGAGCCGTTCCTCTTGCCGTACACCTTGCGGTCGCCTACCCACCGATCCACGTTCTCCCAGCGCAGCCCGCATCGCTTGAGCATCGCGAGGAGCGCCGCGGCGTCCTGGTCGGGCGTGGTCATGCCATCCGAAACGATCTGGTCGAGCACCCAGATCTTCGGGTGTCCCTCTCCGCCGTCGCGGACCAGCGCCGTCAGGACGGCGACCTGTGCGCCGGCCTCGGTGCCGTGATCGATGCCCACGCCGATAAGCGCCTCGCCGGCCGGTACGTCGGCGCGGACGTGCGTCGTCGGGTCGAACATGCGAAAAATCCTCCCCTCCGTCCAGCCCGCATCCCACTCTCCGTGTATGCGTTGAGCGCGCTCTTGCGGGAGTACCTGCCCCTCGAGCTTCTCGATGTCCTCGCGCGTAAGCAGTGGACGCCCACCGATGGGCGTGGTGTTCTCGACCGTGAGCGGAAAGTGCAGGTCCTGCACGACCTGCTCCTCGACCAGCTTCTTCAGCCACCCGAGGGGGAGCCCGATGGGCGTAAGCGTGATCGCGATGCGCCCTCGCTGGCGCAGCACGCGTGCCGCCAGCTCCGACCAGATCTCTTCCGGCGGGGGCTCGTCTATCAGCACGTAGTCAATGGTCGAGCCAGCCAGCGCGAGGGCGCCCTGATTGACCGTGCGGATGCGGAGCACACTACCGTTCTTGAACCGCACGATGGGCGTGCGACCGCGGAAGCCCTTACCCGGCGTGTACTCGCAGTCTGGCTCGATGGCGTCCTTCGGGAGCAGCTGCCAGAGCTTCGCTTGAATCGAGAGGCTCTGCTCCCACGACACGACCACGACCCACGCCTCAATAGGCGCGGCCTTGACCAGCGTGTACGGGTGCGACCCGAGGCACCGATAGATGCAGTCGGCGAGGCCCGCCCACGTCTTGCCCAACTGGTTCCCGGCGCGGAGCAGCCGGATCGGATGGTTGCTCGAGAGGAAGGCGAGCTGCGGGGGCGTCGGCCGGAAGTAGGCCAGCGGGTCCGCGTGTGCCCGGCGTGCAAGCGTGTTCGTCGCCGTAGCGAGGGAGGCGAGGTTCAAGCAGTCTCAACCAGTCGCACGGGCGGAGCGCCACGTCGGATGCCGATCGCGTCCTCAAGCCGCTCGAGGTGCTGAGCCGGTAACGAGGCGATGGCCTGGACCATGATCGAGAGGAGTTGCTCATCGCTCATAGTGTCGTCAGGGGCCGAGGCCTTGGCAAGCGCGAGGTCGAGCTCGTCACGCGTCTGGAGCGCGAGGCGCTTTGCGCTGACCGCGGCCTGCCAGCTGCGCGCCTCCTCGGCCTGCGTGACCATGCTCTCCGCGTGGCGCAGGGCATCGCGCAGGTACTCCACGCGCTCCTGGGTGTCGGGAAGCTTGCCGTAGTTGGTCGCCCGGTCGCGTGGCTTGCGGCGTTCGATCGCCATGTGCGCTCCGTTTTTTGGCTTCAAGGTACCGGTCGAGCGAGAGAAAGTCGAGAACCATACGGGGTCGGGGGGGGTATCGGTCAGTATACACGCCTTTTGTGCGCGTTCTGGCCCGTCACTGTCCGTCTCGGTCGCGATGCTTGCCGCCGTTGAGCGCGAGGTCAATGCCCCAGCGCACATCCTCGGCCGCGGCAAGGGTCAACAAGAAGCAGTTGAAGTCAACGAGGCAAACGACAGTCACGATCTTGCCCCACGTGCTGTCGTGACGACGCCACAGGTGCGTGACCTTGTCTGCCATGACCCATGTCCATCCGTCCGTATCGGACTCGTCTGGCTCGGACTCGCGCGTCCACAGCGCGAACATATGCGAGCCGCCGCTCTGGTCTTGGTATCCCCTGACGTACTCGGTGGGCATGTCGCGCCTCTGGCTGTCGCCGGGAGTGGCGCCCGGCACCATTGCCGGGACGCCGATCCCTACGTTCGCGTGAAGATCCACGCATCGATCCTCTAACGTGGGGTCGCGGAACGCGCACCCTAGGTGTCAGTGTCCATCATCCACGGATCTGGATCTTGACCCGGTGCGAGGATCGCCTTCACGTAGTTGGTGTTCACGTCGGCCTCGAACCATCCGCCCATCTCGTCCATCGGGATCACGTAACGGTTGCCGCCATGCTCGAGGTCTTCGACCAGGGCAAAGAGGATCACCGGCTCGAGCCTGCGACCTTTGGTGGCGTCAGCATTCAGCACCTCGAGGACCGCCCTCGTACCCGGCGCGGCCGTGATGACCTGATGGATCTTGACCGTCTCTCTCAACATGACCTACCTCCTCGCGTTGAGGTGGCACCCTCCCCACCCTCCCCACCCACTTTCCTCCCCTCTACACTCTCTCTAATACTTACACTCTTTCTAGGAAAAAGAGGTTGGGGAGGGTGCCACCTTTCAGACCTATAAACGGTTCTACCTACGTTTCTCGGGTGGCACCCTCACCGTAAAAAGGGTGCCACCGGGTTGGGGAGGGTGCCACCCGATCAAGAGCCTGAGTGGACCATCTCGTACCGACGAACCTTGGCGCCGTCGATCTTGCGCTCCACGCGTCGGTGCGTGCCGATGCGGGCCATCATCATGCCGACCTTCGTGGCCATGGGCGCCCACTGCGAAGCGGGCACCTCTTGCTCCTCGAGGAAGTCGGCGACAGTGAACGCATGCTTCGCGCGGGCGTACTGGACGAGGCGCGGGAAGAGCGGGTCTTGCGTCTCGTACCCGCTGTTCTGTTCCTCGCGTTGCTGCTCAAGTTCGGGCTCAAGCCAGTGCTGTTCGCCCTGCCGCCATGCTTCCATGGCCTCGGCCCAGACTTGCTCGTACTCGGCCTTCACGAGATCGGTGTCCACCGCATCGACCGATACGACCCACCATCGCCGGTTGCCGGTCGGGTCGTGAAGGGGCTCGTCATCGTTCGTTGTCGCGAAGAACGCGCATGTGCGCGGGACCTCGATGGTGTGCTTGCCGTACCACGGACGGTACTTGTCGGTCGCCGAGCTGATGTAGTTCTTGACCGTGTCCTGATCTGCCTTGCGCTTGCCGGCCAGCTCGGCGAGCTCGTAGATCCACACGCCCTGAAGCGCCACGTACTTCTCCTTGCTGTCCCAGTCGATCTTGGTGTTCGAGTACCACGCCGGATCGTGGGCCATGATCTGACAGAGGGTGCTCTTGCCCTTGCCGTGTGCGCCGTGGAGCACGAGGACCGTGTCGAGCTTCGAACCGGGTTCCATCACGCGTCGTACGGCGCCGATGCACGTCTTGCGCGCGTAGGCCCGGTGGAGCGGCGTGTCAATCACCTGCGCCCAGCGGGTCAACCACGTGTCGAGGCGCGGGACGCCGTCCCACTCCAGCGACGTGAGCCAGTCGCGGACGGGATGGTATCGGTTCTCGTAGGCGATGAGCTCGAGCACCTCGTTTGTGTCCACCTTCTTGAACTCGACCCGGTGACGGCTGGCGATCTTGAGTCGCATCTCCGTCACGTCATGGTCGGCGATCGACTTGCCGTTGACCATGATGTTCTGCTTGAGCTCGCTGTACTTGATGTCCCCTGCGAACATCGGGTCGCCACGGAGGATCGTGTCGAGGTTGAGGAGGCTGGACTTCGGCCGGCTCGGCACGATCTGTCCCGCGACGATCTTAGGCGGGTTCATCTCGAGGTCGAGGTCGAAGGGCTCCTCCTCGTCTGGCGGCGCGAGGTTCAGCATGGCGCGCATTTCGTCTTTCGTGGGCATGGAATGGTCCTCTAGGAGAGAAGGCTAACGAGCGGCGCGTGCCACCCGCAGGAGTTGAGATGCGAGCACTTGGCGTGCCCTGGTCCGGAGATCGTCCACCATACGGACTTGTCTCCGCACTGTGGGCACTTGACGTGTCGAACGTGCAGAGCGGCGATGTCCGCGCCCAGCTGCTGCCCGAGCGTGGTGCGCGCGTGCGGGTCGAGGCGCAGCACTCGCGCGAGCTCTCGGTCGGCAGCGTCACGCGACCACGGCACGCGAGTCGGGACATGCACGGCCTTCGGGACGGGAGCCTTCGGCTTCTCCTTCACCATGTCGAGCAACCACGCGGGCGCTAGTGCAGCCTCACGCGTGAAGCCCGGCTCATTGATCCACGCGTAGACGTGCCCGCTCCGATGCACGGTCGGTGGGGCACAGACGTACCCACCCTCGCCTCGCACATCGACGCCGGGCGCGATGCCTTGCGCGTTGCGGACCATGACCTCGGGCCAGCGCCAGTAAAGGTGAGCGCCTCGAGCCGTGCGGACACCGAGCGTCTCGGTCAGGCCATTCGCCACGCACTGCGCGTCGTACCATGCCATGGCCTCTGGGCCGTCCACGTCCAGCACCCAGACCTTCGAGGTGGCTCCGGTCGCGATGCCGACGCCGGCTGTAGGCCATCGGCCCCACCATTCGCGCACCTGCGCTTCATCGGTGCTGGCCTTCTCTTGCCAGCCCCCGAGCCTCGGGTGCTTGCCTCTCTGCTTCTCGACGCACTCGGTCCCACGCGGGCAAGCGCACTTCTGCGAGATCGGTTCGACCTCGTAGAGCGGATGCACGCGCAGTCCCGCGGCTGCGTATCGCAGCGCGTAACGGATGTTCACGATGTCTCGCAGGTCTTGTCGCAGGGGAGAAGCGGGGGGCTTTGCGCCCCCCGCGAGCGGGTGATCAAGCCCGCGTCCCTGCGAGGACATCCGTATACTAACGGCGTCTCCTCGCTGCCGTCAACGGCTACCCGATGATCTCGACGGTCATGGCGTCGAGGCGCGCGACGTTGCCGGCGTTCGCCACCGACCACGTGCCGACGAGGTCGAGCAGCTGGTCGGCGGTCGTGTCGACCGTGACGCTCGCAGTGCCCACGACCTCGGCGCCGGCCACGTACCCGCCCGCCGCGGCGAACAGGTGCTCGCTCGCCGCACGCACGGCACCGGAGGCCCCCGTCGAGCGGACGAGGATGTCGGCGCGAAGGTGGAACACGTCGCTGGTGGCCGGGTCACGCGCGGCGATCGTGGTGATGGTCGCCGACCCGAGCTTGAGCACCACGCCGAACGTGTCCGTGCTGTTCTGGCCGACGATGGTCCCGAGGGCCATGACGCGAATGTGCGTGCCCGCGGTCAGCGCGCCGGCCGGGAGGCTGACGCTGCCGAAGGACGTGGCCACGGTCGTGTTCTGCACGAGCGCGCTCTGCACGGCGTAGATCTGCCCGCCGACCTTCGCCGCGGGGTGCGTGCTGAGGGCGCGCTTGGTGGTGATGACGCCGGTCACGGCGGCGTCGTGGTCGAGGCTGCGGCTCTGCATGAACTCGGGAAGCTTGCTCATTGTGGACTCCTACGGGGCGGGTGCGCGCCTAGGATAGCACACCCCACCCATCAGAGCGCGTCAACCATCTCGATGCGCCTACCGATCCAGCGCATGACGTTGACGGCCATGCTGTTGCCGAGTGCCCGGTAGCGCGGCCCATCGGGACACTCGCTCGCGGGCTTGCCCTTCCACGGGATGGCGGTCCATCCATCGGGGAACCCTTGCAGCCGCTCGCACTCGGTCGGAGTGAGGCGACGGACGGACATGGTGGCTGCATGTACAGCCTCGACCTGCGCGGTCACCTCTGCGGACTGTGGACTGCGGCTAGGATCGTTCGTTGCTGTAAGCGGTGGAGCGACCACAACATCAATCGTGCCTGGGTCCGTGTCCAGCGGGCCGGACTTGTCGCCGTACACGCACACGTCCGTCTGCCGTGCGTCGAAGGCGACCGGGAGGATGCGCCCGGAGTAGGCGTCCTGACCGTTCAGTCCTCCTCCGTGGTGCGCCCCATTGGAGAGCGTGCCGCAGACTTCAAAGCCGCCAGCAGCAGAGGCGGCAGCGTCTTGCCTCGACGCTCGGCGCGGCGGAGAATCCCGGCGCACGCCTTCGGGCTCAAAAAGAACCGAGGCGGCACGTCCCGACTGTCCTCCAGCACATGCGACAACGAACACACGCCGTCGTCGCTGGGGGACGGCACGAGGGTATCCGTCCACTCGCACATACTGCGCGTCCAAGACTCGGTAGGCCCACCCATACCCGAGGTCGCCCAACGCCCCGAGGAAGGCTCCAAAAGCCCGTCCTCCGTCTTGTGACAGGACGCCGCGGACGTTTTCCCAGACGATCCACCGTGGCTGAAGTGCCTTCGCCAGTCGGACGAACTCCAGCGTGAGGCCACCTCGAGGGTCGGCGAGTCCTTTGCGGAGTCCAGCGACGGAGAATGCCTGGCAGGGAGTTCCACCGACGAGGAGGTCGATGCCAGCAGATCGAATAGGGTGATCTGGTTCAAAGAGACGAGTAAAGTCTCCGTAGTTCGGGACATGCGGGTATCGCTCCTTCAAGACGGCAGCGGGGAATGGTTCGATCTCGCAGAACGCAGCTGGCTCCCACCCGAGCGGGTGCCAGGCGACGGATGCGGCTTCAATGCCTGAGCAGACAGACAGGTACCTCATGCCGCCTTCTCCTTGCGCTGCCGCATCGTGCGTGCGCCTCGCTGGCGTCCGACACGGTACTCGAGGCCCTCCTTGCTCGCCCAGGTAGTCACGGCGCACTGCAAGGTCTTGTGGTCCATGGTGGAGCGCGTCTCCTCCACGATCTCCTTCCACGTAAACGTCCCGGTGTTCCACAGCGCGAGGGCCTCGTGGTACTCGTCGCGCATCCGATAGCGCGGCTTCGGGCATCCCCACTCCATGAGCGTGCGCCGCACGCGTCGGACGTTCATCCGCTCACGGTTCGCGATGTACTCGATGGACACGCCGTCCATGCGCTCCATGATCCAGAGCAGCACGAGGCCAGGCTCAATCTCGCTGGTCATGCTCCACCTCGCATGCGCGCCGTGTACTTTCTCGCTGACTCTCTCCACGAGGCCGGCACTAGGGCATCGGTGGCTACGCCGTTCGCGCGCAGGGCATCGGCTCCCCATGCGACGAAGTGGCACGAGAAGCAGCGGTACCGCGCCGTACCGCTCGTAATGGGTGACATGCCGGGCGTGCCGATATCGACTCTCTCCATCACTGCGTTCTTCTCTCCGCAGTCAGGGCAAACCGTAGCGGCTAGTTCTGTGTTGAGCGTCTGGCTCATGGCTTGCCCTCCTCAACCATCGAGGTCACGTCCTCGGTCGTGAGTTCGACCGTGAACCATTCGTGCTTCTCCGGGCACACACGGCGCCGGACCACGATTTCCGACGTGTACCAGCTGGCGACCTCGCCGGCCTTGCGGATGCGCCCGTTGTAGACGCCGCCCGTGGCGTCGGGCTGGCGGGTGTCCACGACGCGCGACGGCTTACCGCATCGGGTGCAGTTCATGCCTTCTCCTTGCGATGCTCGCCGCGTTCGATGATGTCTCGCAGCTGCCGCAGCCGCACCGTGCCGACGAGTAGGTCATGCACCTCGGCGATCTCCAGTTCGCGATCGAGCAAGTCGAGGACCGCGGCGCGCTCTAGGTCACGCCCCATGTCGTAGGACTGCGCGATGTTCTCGTTCTCGACCTCTCGCTGAAGGCTCTCAAGAAAGGCAGGGCCGTAGTAGACCACGTCCTTGGTCATGGCCACACCTGACGCATGGTGACCTCGACCCGCGGTTGCTCGTTCCCCCAAGCGAACCACGAGGACGCGGCGATGCTGACGATGCACCGATCGTTCTGGACCACGCGGGCGATCTGCATCGCGTCGAGCGTGATCTTGATGACGTTGTCGAGGTCGTGCCGCGAGGTCGCCCGCAGACTGTAGTCGGGCAGCGCCCACACGCCGCGCTCGATGTACGCCGGACGGGCCTTCGGGCGCGGATGGTAGGCGCGGATCTCGGCCTCCCACAGCGGGCTCGTCTCGTCGCACGGTACGTCCTCGTGCTGCTCGCGCAGCTGGTGCGCCGCCTCATGCTCCCACGCACGCGTCGTCTCCGGCGTGCGGGCGCTCCCGGTCGCGCGCGTGAACACGGGACGGCCCTTGCCTCGCGGCTCGAGGAGGATGGTGTAGTTGCGCTCGGTCACGTCTCACCTCGCAGTGCCTTTCGCGTAATGCCGAAACGGCGCTTCACACCACTCAACGCGATGTAGGACACGCCAAGCGCCGCGGCGATCTCTCGATCGCGCATGCCGTCGAGCATCATGCTCTTGAGCTTCGACAGTTCACGCGTGGTCCATCGTTTGTAGATGCTCGTCCTCACGGCTTCACCTTGTCGGCCGCGTCGAGGCGAGCCTCGGCCTTCCCGGCACGCGCCGCCCACTCGATCACGAGGCGCTCGAGGTGCTCGCTGCGGCCACGCTCCAGGGCGAGCCGGCGCTCGCAGTCGCCCGCGTGCGTGATCAGCTTCTCCATCCTCATTCGCAGGTCCAAGATCTCATCTGCGGTCACTGTCCACCTCCTTCGGTCATGTAGAGCTCAGCGATGTCCTTCGACGTTAGGCCGAGGGCTTTGTAGAGTTCGATGATCACGCGAGCGGCCGGTCGGCGGCGCCCGTTTTCGTATGCCTTGATGGCGCTGATCCCGACGCCGACGAGGTCGGCCAGTTGCGCCTGCGTGAGCCCGGCGGCTTTACGTCTGTCTGCGAGCGATCCCATTTTTCTCTCTCCACGGGTTGACGTTCCGTGAACCCATTCATAGTATGTGGGTGTCGGGTCGTCAACCCCCCGACGAAGGAAGACGATGTACCAGAGTGAGAACCTCGGCGAACTGGCGAAGGCCCTAGCCGCCGCGCAGGGCGAGATGAACGCCGCCAGCAAGGACGCCACGAACCCGCATTTCAAGACGCGCTACGCCGACCTCGCTTCCATCATGGACGCGTGTCGCGGTCCCCTCGCGAAGCACGGCCTCTCCGTCACCCAGCTGCCCGGCCGCGACGAGGCGGGACAGGTCACGCTGACGACGACGCTCATGCACGCGAGCGGGCAGTACATCGGAAGCACGATCGGGGTGCGCCCCGCCCAGGAGAACCCGCAGGTAGTCGGGTCGATCCTCACCTACCTGCGCCGTTACACGCTCGCCTCGGTCGTGGGCGTGGTCAGCGATGACGACGACGGAGAGGTCGCGAGCCAGCCCGTGCGTACCGCCAGCATGGCGCCTCGTCCGCAGACGGCCCGCACCGAGTACACCCGCGAGGAGGCGATCGTGCCGCCGCCCGACGTGAAGGCTCGCCTCGACGCGACTGCGAAGCGCGTGGCCGATCGTCTGGCGCCGGGCGCGACCGTCGATTCCTACCATCGCTCGACCGATTGCCCCGAGTGCGGCGGGCAGATGTGGGACAACCGGGAGAAGAAGACGAACCCCAAGGCGCCCGACTTCAAGTGCAAGGACAAGTCCTGCACGGGTGTGATCTGGCGCTACAAGGCCCCGCCGGCACAGGCTCCGATCCCGGGCGGTCACCTCGAGGCCGAGATGCGCGGAGCGCCCCCGCCGGGCGACGACGACATCCCGTTCTAGTCAACCGACCTACGTTTAAGGAGATCCCATGTCCTCTACCGTCTACGCTCTGTCCCCCATCGTCGCCGCCATATTCTTCGGCCTGTTCGCCTGGGCGGGTGATGTCCCGATGGCGCTGCTCTCGCTCACGCTGGGGCCGATCGGCATGTTCGTCGCGCCCTACCTCGAGGAGAAGTGATGCACCTCTACATCGACATCGAGACGCTCCCGCCGCTGGCGTGGTCGCGTGACCGGCAGATCGCCTACGTGCGCTCGAAGACGCCGGCGACCCACAAGAAGCCCGACACGATCAACGCGTGGGTCGAGGAGAACTTCGACCGCGAGTGGGGGCGCTCGGCCCTCGACTGGCGCGTGTCGCGCATCGCGTGCATCGGGGTCGCGCTCGATGACGGCCGGGAGGTGCGCGGCATGACCTTCCTCGGCGGAACCGACGACGACAACGAGCGCCGCATGCTGACCGAACTGGAGTGGTGGCTACGTGAGCATGACGCATGGTCGGCTCACATCGTCGGGCACAACGTGCTCGGGTTCGACCTGCCTCGGCTGCACCTCACGGCTGCACGGCTGCGGCACAACCTCGCGGCATGGTTCCACGACGTGAACGCGGAGCATCGCAAGCGGGTCACCGACACGATGTTCATGGCCTTCCCCTCGCGTGAGCGCGTGAGCCTCGCGGACCTCTCCGAGCTGCTCGGCCTCGATGGCAAGACGGGTCACGGCTCCGAGGTCCACCCGATGTGGCTCGCCGGCAAGAAGGCTGAGATCATCGCTTACTGTCTGAACGACGTGCTGCTGACGCGCAGCATCCATCACCTTCTCTCCGGAGCATCCGATGCCCATCCTTGACTGGACCGTGATCGCCATCAGCAAGCCCGTGTCGCACATCGCGTGGACGCACAGCCTGCGGGATGGGGCGCATCTCATCGTGAACCAGAGCGCCGCAGGGCACTACACGTGGGAGCTCATGACGCGCGACCCCATCACCGACCAGCGAGGCCGGGCCTCGTCGCTCGAGGACGCGCAGCGTCAGGCCGAGGGCGCAGCCGTCGCGATGGGCCTCGTGGACGTGAATAGTGCATACACTAGGGGCGAAACCATGGCGAACATGGACCGCGCCCAGGTCGCGAGCCTGATCGATCTGGCGCTGAGGGGTGGCGAATGACCGATGAGCAGATCGCGCTCGCCCGTCGCGCCGTCGCGTGTAGGGGCTGGCAGTGGCTGCCGGGGATGCTTGGCTTCGATCCTGATGGCATGAACGATCCAGTTCGTGTCGCCTTTCCACCCGGTAAGGCTTATCGAATGCCGACGCTCGAAGCGTGGGGTCGCCCGTCCTACATCGTTCATACTGAACTCCCCGACCTCACCGACCACTCCACGCTCGGATGCCTGCTCGCGCTCGTCCGTGAGCATCACAAGGAACCACGCCTTGCGGTCGTTCCGACCGGGAAGGGATGGAGTGTCTCTCGCGTGTGGCTTCGCTCTCCGCATGATCGAGTTGCAGGAGTGCATACACTAGAAGCAGAGGCGCTCGTCGCCGCGCTGCAGGCTGCACCATGAAGCCCCCCGGCCATACATGCCCAGCCATTGACCGGGCACAGTCCGCTCTCCGTCGTCTGGCGTGGCGCTGCGCGAACCCCGAGCATCAGGGCGTTACGCCCGGCGAGGTGCTGGCCGAGGGGCTCGCGGCGCTGGAGCAGGTTCGCGAGGAGAACCGGCAGATGCGCGCGGCGTACCACGAAGCATGCTCGCGTGGCTAATCGTGGCGACCATCGTGCTGCTCGTCGGCGCGATGGTGCAGCTGCTCTCTCGGGTCGCCGTGTGTGTGCTGTCCGCTATCGTGTCTCGAGCACGTCTACGTCAGCAGAGCGCACGGCATCGGAGCAGTCACCGCGCACTGTCTCGACCGTGAACTCGGGCCCCCACGCCTGACGCGCCTTCGCCACGGCACGGCGCCAGACGCGACGTACCTGCGCGGCCTCGTCGTCGGCCTCGTTGCAGAGCCGATGCGTGGTCACACGCACACGCACCACGACCGGGTCGACCTCGATCACGTGAGCCGTGAGCGTAAGCCCCTCGGGCCACGCACAGTCGTGAAGTCGAGGGTCGGCGATGGACAGCACCTCGCCGACCTCGACCGCACAGGAAACGTCTAGCCCTTCCACGGCGCGTAGGTCTTGCCGTCCCACGTGAGCGCCTGACGGCTGCGATCCTTCGCACGCCATGGCTCGCCGAGACTGATGTGGATCCACGACACCTTACCGCCGGGGCCTTCGAGGATCGCCTGGCCGAAGGGGAGCCCGCTCTCCTTCACGATCCACGCGAACACGTCCTCGAGGCGATGCCCCGGCACGACGATGTCCGCAGCCTGTCCGCTCATATGCTGCGAGGTTTTGCTGCCACCGACCGCCGTGTTCACGGCAGGTCCACGGAACGCGCTGTTGATCTTGATCGGGCCGTACTTCGCACGGATGGGCTCGAGGATCGTGACCGCAAGCGCCGTGAGCGCGCCCATGCACGCCTGTGCCTCTTCACGGTTCTTCACTTGGAGCGCGGTCTGACCGGTGCGGGTCAGTTCATCGAAGGTGAAGTGCGGAGACAGGTTCACGGCTTCCTCCCTGCGGGCGCGGGCTTCTTCTTCGCGGCCTTCTCGAGCTTCTCGACGCGCGCGATCAAGAGTTCGGCGTCGAAGTCGTCGGGAAAGTCGATCGAGGTCATGCGCGAGGCTTTGGCCTCGACTGCTGCGATACGCGCCTCGAGCGACGTGTGCGCTGCCACGCAAGGCGGCGGGCTCACGGTAGGGGCCTGCATCTTCGCGTTGATCTCGGCCATGGCGAGGTCGTGGGCGAGCTCGGCCTGCTTCGTGGCAAGGTCGGCCTTCTGCTTGCTCGACTGCGAGTAGAACTTCCACCCGGCGCCGCCCCCGAGGACCGCGACGAGGGCGAGGACCACACCAATCATCCCGCCGTCCTGCGCGCCCTGGGCGATCGTGACGATCTCCTCGGGCGACGGGGTAGCGGCCTGCCTCTCGTGGGCGATGAGCGCGACGTCGTCCGTCACTCTCGCCACGATGGCGTCCTTCTCGGGCGTCTGCACCGGGGGCGCCTGATCGACGACAAGCTCCTCCACGTGGATCGGCTCCATCAGATGCCGTCCTCTTCGATGAGGATCTCGCAGTTGACGGACGTGTGCGACGGCGCGAAGACCGCCACCTGCGTCACGCCGGAGAACCCACTGATGCGGTTGCGGCTGCACTTCATGTGGACCGGGTCCGACACCGAGTAGTACGTTGCGGGCGCCGCGCCGCCATCGGTGAGCGTCTGATCAAACGAGAAGGCCAGCCCCTTGGACGCCTTGTCGCGGTTGTGGAGCGTGATCTGCAGGCTCACGCCCTGAGGAAGGAGAATGATCCGGCACAGGTTCGAGGTGCCCGGCGTCGTGGTGCTGGACACGTAGGGGTACTGCTTGATGCCGGAGAGGTCGAGAGCGGCCATGATGCCTCCTAGTCGAGCGCGTCGACAGTGAGCAGGTAGACGAGCTTGCCAGCGATCGCGAGCAGCTTGCGGCGCTCGGCACGGGTGATCTTCGTGCCTCCGTCGCCGTCGACCGCGCGGGCATCCTTGATGGCGTCGAGGAGCACGAGCACCTCGGCCGGGAGCTTCATAATTTCGTCATGGGAGAGGGGCACTGGTGACTCCTGTGTGCGTGTGGGCCATCGCGGCGACGGTCGCCAGCTGGCGCTCGATCGCGTCGAGGCGACCCTCGATCCGGCGCTGCGAGGAGAGCATCTGCTCCATCTGTGCCGGGTCTGGAGCACCCGAGGCTTCGGCCTGCGACATCCCGAGCATGCCACCGCCGCCGGCCATAGCCGCGCCGAGCATAAGGAGCGCCCACACGGGGACAGGGACCAGCTTCTGCGTCCACGCTGTCGGTGTTTCTGCGCCCATCAGACCCCCATCCGATGGCCCGATACTAGCGCACTACGCGCGGAAACGCACGACCAGAGTGCCGGTCGCGTCGAGGCCCTCGCTCCAGTCCTCTGCCCACGGCTCGACCGTCAAGCCAGCCGGGAGGCGTGCTGCATCCACAGTGGCGCCCGCCTGAAGATCGATCGTAACGACGCTCGGGTTCGCCGACACGACGGAGAGGATGTAATCGGTGCAGTCCATGTCAGACCTTGAGAAGCAGGGCATCGCCCGCCGTGGATGGATGGTAGGCGACAACGTATCCCTGCTCGACGCCGAGATAGCGCCACGTCGTCGTGCTTGCGGCGTCCGAGGTGTGGTACATCTCGCGCAGCTGGCCCCAATACGTGGAGTTAAACACGCTGACCTGCACGGGGATCCTCGGGATCTCGCCGGCTCGGTTCGCCCATCCTGTCGGGAAGGAGGTCGAGGTCATCGGCGCAAGCGTGCGGATCAGACCGGTGACCGTGGTGGCGCCGTTATTGAACGCGCCGAAGTGTGACGTGTGGGCGACTGTGTAATGACCGAAAAACCCACCGTCTGCGGCACCGATGCCAGCCCACGTCGCGGAGAGGTTCGTCGTGCCACCCTGCGTGCTCATGCAGTAGATACGTCCATCGCTCTCTGCCGTTCCCGCTGCCGTTGAGAGCGGGTCAATGAGCGCGCCGAAGGCCGCTATCGAAGTCGTTGCCGCGTTCGATGATACGAACATCTGCACGACGCAGCCCTCTTGAGACTCCCACATCGCCACACGGTCGTAGGCGATGGAAGAGAATAGGCGAGATGCACGCCAGTATCCCGAGAAGCCCGACGTGAACGGCTGCGCGTCGTACCAGTTCCCGAAGGTACCGCTGCCCCTGTTCATGCCAGCGACGATCAGGTTGACCGCCGTTTGGTTGTCAGGTGATAGGAACGTGTATGCACGCGCTGTCGAAGTCGTGCCGCCGAGGATGTATCGCATCCCGAGCGCGTTCGTCGGGGGATTACCGTATGCGGCCTCGGTCGTTCCGCTGATCTGCTGGCGTGCCCATGTCCAGGCGCTGTTGCTGCCGGGCGTGCGCGTTGTGCCGTTCGAATAAGTCGTTGCCGTCCCGAGTGTATAGATCGCGTCGAGCATGTTTGGCACTGTGCTGGATGCGAGCGTGGCCGTACCGACATACTTCCAGTTGAGCGGAGTGAGTGCCATTAGGAGATGACCCCCGGCGCCACTTCGGCGCTAGACGTGGTGATCTGATCGAGGATGAAGTCCTCGACCATCTCGGGATCGTTCATCAACGAAAGAGCCGCTACGATGGCCACCCACTGGAGCGTTCCACCACGACGAACGAGCATCGTCTCATCTGCGGTCGCCTGCACTGCCTGTGCGGCTCCCGATCCGTTGAATGCAGCGACGCTCGTGTTGCTGCCAGTATGCCCGCTCGAGGTCCATCCGAGCGAGGACAGGGCAGAGTGAGCAGGAACGGCCGGTGTGCCGTGGGTGTGGTCCCCTCGGGCGTAGTCCGTCGAGGTTCCCACGGCCGGGCTCTGCCCGAAAGAGGTCTCGCTCACCACCGACGATGCCGGCGTGCCACCGCCGCCGCCGCCGCCCGAGGCCGCGACCGTGACTGTCAGCACCTCGCCCGTGAGGCTCTCGGAGATCGTGACGTTCGTTCCGGCTACCAGCTGCGCCACGCGGGCGAACTGTCCGGTGCTGTTCCGTGTGAGCGGTACGCGCGCCATGGTTAGGCCCCCGCCTCGATGTATCGCAGCGTGAGCGTGAGCGCGCCGTCCTCGGTCCACTGCACGCCTTCAATGAGGCAGAGCTGCGACGAGGCCGCGACCTCGATGTCGGTGAGCGCGATGAGGTCCCCACGCCGAAGCCAGCCGTATCGGCGTGGCGCGATGTACTGCATCATGCGCGCGGGCTGGCCGTAGCGTGCCGCCTGGGCGAGCAGCACCTTGCTCGCCGTCGTCGCGTCATGCACGACCGTCGTCTCGAGCACCTTGCGCCGCAGCCCGTAGCGTGACCTCGGGCCGATGAGCTGCGCGATGGTCATGCGGTCGGGGTCCGCGACGGACACCTCGCCGCCCATCGAGCGGGCGACCATGTAGCCCTCGGTCTGCGGGTTCCACGTGTACCGGAGCTCGATGTCGGTGGCGACCTCGTCAGAGCCTTCGTAAGAGATGCGCCCGACGCGCTCGAGGTTCGGGTCGAGGTCGGTGGAGAGGACCGTGATCGCCGACGTGGCGTTCGGGTAGACCGGCCAGAGGAACGGGTAGACGCCGCCCTGCCCGCCAGCCATCGCGAACGGGAACACGGCGCCGAGCACCTCGGTGATGTACTCCCCGAGCGCCACGACCTCATCGATGTAGCCGCTCGTCTGATACTGGTTGAGCAACGGTCGCACGGCATCGACGCGGCCATAGTCCACGCGCAGCGCCGAGGTGCGAAGGACGTGCGCGAGGAGATCGCCTACGCCGCGAATGGCTTGACTGCTCTCGTCCACGAGCGCCGCGCCGTTATTCCAGATGGCGAAGAGCGGGTCGGTCAGCACGAGCGACGACGTACTCGTATCGACCACGACCCACGCAACCAGAGGAATACCTCGTGTATAGCCCCAGTATTGACGGATGTCCGTGTAGTACACGACGAACGTCTCCGTCGTGCCGGCGCTATCGATGATGTCCACCGAGAACGCCTCGACGTAGTGGCACGCGATGCCCAGGTAGACGAGCGAGCCACTCGTCCCGATGATGGGCGCCGGGCTTCCGGCTGCGGTCGTTGCTCCCGGCGTTCCCCAGACCATCGGGATCACCACGCCAGCATCCCCTACGTCTGCCGAGGATAGCGTGCTCACGGCGCGAGCAAGCCACGGCGCGATCGTGATCGGCTGCACGGGGAGGGTCGTCTGGTCGTCGGCGACCATCTCCTCGAGTGAGCAGGTGACCGGCTCCCATTCGGCGCCGTACTCGGGATCGACCAGCTTGCCGCTCACCACGATCCGGCGCTCGTCCCAGTCCGTACCCGCTGCCCACTGCGACAGCTCGCCCACTGCGCCGTCGAGGGCGTGCCCCTCGGCGATCAGTCCAGGCACATCGACCGGAAGGATGAACGAGAGCGGCACCGAGAGGCGCGGAGCCTCGACGCTCCAGATCTCAAGGGCCTCCTCGACCGCCGGGTAGTCCACAAGGTCGGGCGTTGTGGTGATCGTGTCCGCGCCGTCTGTGATGTAGAGCGAGTCGGTGGACAGGTAGAACGTACCGCCGGCCCACTGGATGGACAGCACCCAGTAGATCTCGCCGCGCAGTTGAGCCTCGGTCCACCGATCGCTCATACCTCCTCCTCGAGTCGGATGACCGAGGTCCGCACGACCTCGCCGTTAGCCGCCCCGCTGGCGATCCACTCCTCGCCTTGAACGGTCTCGATGCTCACGTCGGAAACGATCCGGCCGTACATCATCAGGTCGGGATGGCTCGCCGTGTAGACCGTGCCGAGCGCCTGACGCTCGATCCACGGGAGGTAAACGACTGGCGTCTGACTCCCGTAGAGTTCGCGCACGAGGCCCTCCATCGAGAGCGGCGCGTCGAACCAGGTAGCCGCGGCCTCGCCACCTCCCGAGGCCGCGGCGTTGACGTAGTCCGCAGGGCCAGCCTGTCGGACTGCGCTCAGGTCGGTGCCATCCGTCCACCCAAACTCTACTGACCGGCGCGAAGGGCCGAAGTTCTGCGCCCGTCGTGCGCCGCTGCGACCCGTCGTGAGGGTCGTGTTCGGCGAGGTCTGCACCGTGCGCCCCCAGCTGTACCGGCGCCCGAACGCGAGGATGTGCCCGAGGACGAGCGTGCCGATCTCGAAGTAATCCTCGACCGTGTGCTGCGCCGGGATCGTGAGCCTGTACGCGTTGTAGCGCGGGTCATTGTTCCACACGAGCAAGCCCGACCTGTGGACGATCGCGCCGTTCGTGCCGCTCGACCCAAGGCCCGAGGTGCTCGCCACCTCGAGGCGCAGCCGGCGCCCGCTCTGGTTCGTCCAGTTGCCCTCGCTGCTGTTCGTGATGGCCTTTGCCGTCAGGCCCGAGGCCGCGGTCACGTCGGGCACGAAGCGCGCCCCGCGGAGGATGCCATGCGGCCAGAAGTAGCCGGCGCTGGTGGCGCTGCTCGTGTCCGGCTCGATCATCGTACCGTTGCGAACCCACCGCAGCGGGCGGCTCTGCGCCGCCATGTCGATCACGCCGAGGCTTACCCACGCGCCGGCTCCGTTCCGACCCTCAAGGGTAGCCGTTCGAAAGTTCACGCCGCCCAGGTAGAGCGCCCCGAGAGGCCCTCGCAGCGGAGTGACTGCGCCGGCTCCCGTCTCGATGACCCACGTGAGTTCATGCTGCGTAGCGTCGACCGAGCGCCACGACTGACGCGGCGAGGGGGCCTCGCTGACGAGCACGTTCGAGATGCCGTAGTCATACCGCGGCGTGATCGTCCACTCGTCGCCTGCGAGCGTCGGGCCAGCCACGGCGCGGACCAGCGTGCCGTAGTCCAGCGTCTGCGGGTACGCCGAGAATGGGCGACCGGGGAGGTCGGTCGGCAGCGTGAGATTATAGACCGAGGACACACCCGCAGCCGCCATCCAGCCCACGCCGTACCAGCGGGATTCGGCCGGGTTCACGAGCGAGAACTGCCCCCACGTGACCGACGTCCCCGCGGCCGTCACGCCTGCATCGCTAACCGTGTTGACGTTCACGATACGGTTCGACGGACGCAGCGTGATGAAGCCGCCCGCTCCCGTGCCGAGGTACACGACTGCGTTTGCCGTGGCTCCGTTATTCTCCAAGAAGGCGCGGATCTGGATGCGCGAGCCGGCAGTGATGCTAGTCGATCCGAGCGAGGCGCCGCCGTTACTGTCGAGGACATCGACCGTCGTTCCCGAGCAGCGCACCCGGATGCCGTAGGTGTTCGTCCCGTTGCTCGAGGCAAGCCGAATCTCGCTGCGCTCCGTCGTGGCGATCCACTCTGCAAACGCCGCCACCGTGTGGTTCGCCGTGAGCGCGGGGCCTGCCTGCGTGTACGTGTTGACGGCCGCAGCAGGCGACACGATGGACAGGTACCCCGCGGCGTTGAGCGCCACCGTGGGGACGCCGGCCGTCGCGAGCGTCCATCCAGCTGCATCGGGGAGCCAGTGCGGCGTCCACGTAAGGCGCGACCCAAGCAGCTTATCCGAGGCGGCTTCGGTCGCCGGATACCAGGGCATGCACGCCGTCGCGTACCCGGCGAACGTGGTGATCCCGATCTGACCCGGCCACGTCGCGGAGTCCCACGAGGAGACGAGCCGGAGCGTTCCGTTGTACGCCGAGATCGTGCCGCTAATCCACTCGAAGCCGCCAGAGTTCCACGCGACGTTCGGCGTGCTGGCGTTCGGGAGCCCCACCTCGACCCAGTCGGTGAACACGTCCGAGGTGCTTCGCACGATCTGCGTCTGCTGGTTCGTCGCGAAGTCGAGGGCGAACACGTAGACCGTGCCGTCCTCGTCGCGCGTGGCGCAAAGTTCGGTGCTGCTCGAGAGCTGCCCGCCCACCGTGAGGTTCGCGCTCGGGGATCCGAGCCCCGTGATCGTCTGCGTGACCACTGTCTGCCACGCGACCCACGCAGACGGCAGCACCTTATAGAGCACCGTGGAGTTCGCGCCGTAGTCATATGGCGCGCTACGCGACGAGGCGCAGAACACGACGACGAACGTGCCCGAGGGCGTGGCCACGATGTCGTGAACGCCGCCCGTGTAATCGTTCGCCGCGGTCGTGTTGTCCACGCTCTGGACCAGCGCGAAGGACGCCCCGAGGTCTGCGCTCGCGTAATGCTTAAACGAGTCGTCTACCGTCGCCGACGTGTCGCGGAAGGCGAGCAGCATGAGGATCTGACCGTTGCTGTACGCCGCGCGCAGTCGGCGGGGGACTACCACTGCGCCGTCGAGCTCGTCGCGGATCACACTGTCCGCGCTGCGCGTCCACGTCGCGCCATCGTCGGTCGAGATCCACGCGCGGATCGTGTACTGCCCGCCGGTCACGGCCTTCGTGGAGAGCAGAAGGAGACGCCCCTCGGGGAGCTTCACGAGCGTGGGGCAGTACGCCACGAGCGCCGCGGCCTGTGTGTCCACGACAACCGTCGTCGTGGTGGCGCCGACTGTGCGAAGCACGACGAGGTTGCGGATGGACCCGGCAGACGTGAATCGCTGCGCCGTCGTGAGCATCGTCCCGTCGTCGGTGTGCACGGCATGCATGTTGCCGTACTGGTTCGCAGCACCGCCCGAAGCGAACGTGTGCAGCGGGCTCCAGCCCGAGAACACGAGCGGCCCGTTCCACCCGAGCCAGTTGAGTCCGTTCGTCCGCATCGCGAAGGCGCCCGGCTCGATCTCGCCGTCAGGGGATGCCGACACGCCGCCGGCTCGCACCGTCCGTACTGTGATCGTGCTGCCCTCGAAGCTGTCGCCGCTCGCCTCGAGGACCATGTCGGTCGCGCGCGTGGGGACCGGCACGCCTGGACGTGGGCCAGCCTGAGAGAGCGTCGAGAGCGACTCGCTGAAGGACGAGGCATTGATGCGCTCGTCGTGGACGAGGATGCCCCGCAGAGCGTTGACGGTAACGGCGCTCGCCATGGTTAGCCTCCCCTCTGCCCGAGCCTACGCCCAGCGTTTAACGCACGCGGGAGGGTAGCGTTCGTTCGCAGGTGATCGCGCACGAAGTAGTCGAAGGACTTGTGCTTATAGACGATCTGCACAGCGCCGCCGTGCCCGCCGCTAATCCCGGCGTTCGCCTGACGGATCGCGTCGTCGCCGAGCATCGTGCGCCCCATTGGGTTGAGCACCGCCTCTCCGCTCCGAACGATCGCCATGCTCTCGTCAGGCTGACCCACCATGCCGCCTTTGTGGAACTTCGGCGTGGTCGCCTGCACCGTCGCGAGCTGGACTGCTCCAGCTGCGAGCGCGGCAGCGATGAACGGAATGTTTGCAGGTGGTGGCGCAACGAGCGCCGCCTGCGTCGCAGACGTTGCCGTGTTCACGATGATCTGCGCCATCTGCAGCGCCTTGTTGATCTCGAACTGCTTGCGCGCCTCGTCCTTCGCGTTCTTGACGCGCTCCTTCGCCTGTTCGCGCTCGTCGGCCGTGGCGTCCTTCCCAAGCGACTTGCGCGCGGCGACGGCCTCGGCGACGGCGTTCTCGCTCTGCGCCATGAAGTAGTCGCTGACGGCCGAGAGGTCGCTGAACAGTTGCGAGCTCTTGCTCTGTACGTTCTCGAAGAAGGCGTTGAGCGTCTCAAGCGAGAACGTCTCCTCCTGCGCCTCTTGGATCTGCTTGAGCTTCTTCTGGTAGTCATCGAAGGTGATCGTGCCGTCGCGCATCGCCTGCGTGACCTGTTCGGTCAGCGTGGCGAACTGCTGCTGGCGCGTCGGCACCTCTGGCGGGATGAGCGCCTCAAACGCCGCCTGCAGCTCGCCGGCCGCTGCTGCCTGCCGCTTGAGGTAGGCGTCGATCTCCTGGTCGTCCAACTCCTCGAGCTGACGATCGAGTACACCAATAGCCGCCGTGATCGTTCCGAAAGCCTCGGGGTGCTTCTCTAGCTCTGCGCGCAGTTCGCGCTGCTGCTTGAAGATGCGGCCGGTCTGGTCGAGCTGCGAGTCGAGGATGCTGCGCGCTTTCGAGATAACGCCGTCTAGTTCGCGCTGCTTCTCTGCCTCGACCTCAAGCGCCGCGGCATGCGCCCGCGATGCCTTCTCGCGTGCGGCCTTTGCGTCGGCCTCGCGCTTGTCGTTGCGGGCGACTTGGTCGATGGCCTCGGCCTCGAGACGCATGAACTCGATACTGTCCTCGGTCGATGCGTTGACCTCTTCGAGACGCGCACGACGGCGAGCCTGAGCGGCGTTGATCGCCTCGATCTCGGGGCCGAGCGTTGCGAGCTTCGCGACCTCTTCCTCGGTCGCCTTTCCGAGAAGGATGCGCGTGGTGATCGCATCCTGTTCGACCTTTCGCAGAGCGAGGAACTCGTCGGCGCTTGCGATCTGCGCCCTCGTCGCCTCCATCTGCGCGTCGGCTTCTGCGCGGAGGGCCTCGCCACGCTTTCGGGCGCTCTGCGTGGCCATCGTCTCAAGCCCGGTGGCGATCTTGATGTAGTCATTTACGCCCGCGAGGCTTCCCGCGAACTTCGTGTTCGCAGCCTCGGCAGCGGCGGTCGCCGCCTCGTACTTCTTGAGTGCTGCAGCGGTTGCCTCCGCCCGGCGCTGCTCCTCGACAATGAGCTCGCCGATCGGCGCCAGCCCGGCAGCAAAGAGCGCGAGCGTAGCCGTCAGCGGGAGCAGCACCGCACCGAAGCCCTCGAACGCCAGCGCGCCCACCTCGCCCACGTCCGCGAGGTCGGCCACGTTGCGCGCACTGTCGCCGAGCGCCGGCCCCAGCATCGACAGAGCGCCCGCCAGCTTGCCCGCAGACGAGCCTACGGTCCCGAAGCGATCTCCGACCTTGCCCACATCCGCAGCCGCCTCACGCGCGCTCTCAGAGGCGCTAGCCATCGCCCGCTTGCTGGCATCGGCCGCAGCCTTCGCAGCACGCTCGCTCGCGCGGATGCTCTTGTTGAGTTCCGCGGTCATTAGCCGCGCTTGCTCTGCCGTCAGGCCGGGGATGCTCTCCAGTTGCTGGCGCAGTCCAGAGAGGTTGGCATCGACTGACAGTTCTACGCTAGCCATGAATCCCCCTACGCTGCGAGCCGGCGGGTCGCAGCCTGTAGTGCCTTGTCGATCTGCGGGAGGCGCTGCTTGACCAGCTTCTTGCCGTAGTCAAGCACTACAATCTTCCAGACGTTCTTCCCGTCGCGTGGGCGTGCGCTTTCGGTGTTGATGCGGAACACGCCGATGGGACGCCGGGTGCGCGTGTACCGCTCGACCGTGTAGCCCTCGGGGATCGTGCCGGTGTTGCGGTACTGCTGCATGATGGTCGAGAACTCCTCGCCATCGACGCGGCGCCCGAGGCGAGAGAACGGACCAGGGCGATGCACGTAGTACGTCGCCTTCGTGTTCGAGAACACGATGCCCTTTAGGTGCGTGGGAGTGATCCGCATCTCGTAGTCGATGCCCTCGCCGGTCTTGCCCGTGCGGCGCGTGACGTTCTGATACCACTCGCCACGAGCGTAGTCGGTCACGTCCGACGCGATGCTCTCGACCTCACGCTTGATCTCGGCGTAGGTCGTGGAGATCATGCGGTCGAGCGCGGCCTCGAGCTGTGGCCCGATGGCCACCGATGCGCGCCCTACCGTGATCTTCTTACCCGCCACCGATCCCCCAGAAGGCTCGCGCCTCGGGGGACATACTATCACCTTCGCGCGCCTTCCCGCGTTGAGGCTTCGGCGGCGGCGTGTGCTTGACGCGCCACCACGCGAGGACGCGCTCTTGCTGGTCGCGTGTCCACCCATAGAACGCGTCGGGATCGCCGCAGAACGTGAGCCCGATCTCGAGGGCTACGGAGTCGAGGGCTCCGTCTGCGGATCGGTAAAACCCGCGACGGTCGCGACCTCTGGCTCGCGCGGGATCGCCTCGATCACGAGGTCGAGGGCTTCCTTGCCAGCCGTGTAGATCTCGGCCTCGGTCACGCCCAGGGCAACCAGCTCATCAACGACGGCGCCGCCATAGGCAAGCATGTCATACTTGCACCCGGAGAGGCTGGCCTTGAGGGCCTTCCCCGTCCAGCACACGCCGAGCGCAGCGCCGAGCCCGCGGAGGGCCGAGGTCCCCACGGCGATCGTGACCTCGCGCGCCGACATGAACGACGTGGGCTTCTTGAGAGTGACCTTGTGCTTCCCGAGAGTGACTTCCATTCCTTCCTCCTTCAGACGTGAAACGCCCCCCGCACCATGTAGCACGGGGGGCGTCGGGCATGGGATGCTATCCCGTGCGGGGTTAGGTCGCCGTGATGGTGCCGTAGCAGGTGCCATTGAGCGTGAACGTGTTGGGGTCACCTTCCGCAAAGTCGATGGAGATGCGGTTGCCGGTGAGGGTCAGGGTGTGATCCGTGGCCTCCCCGAGCGTGGTTCCCTCGATGACGATGAGGCAGTCGAGGCCGTAGGCATCGCTGTTGGTAATCGTGCTGATAGCCGCCGCGAAGGTGCCGGTCTTGTTGACCGCGTCCCACAGCGTCTTGGAGGTGGAGTCGCTCAGCTCCGTCATATGCGCCGAGAAGGACCACGTGGGGAAACTCTGCGACGTGAGACGCACCGTGCCCAGAGAGCCGCGGTCGAGGTACGTCGTCACCTCGGTGTTCGAGTTCGCCGACACGCCCGAGATGGAGAAGTCTCCAGCCTCGAACTCGACCGTGATCGCGATCGGGGTGCCGGTCCCGTCCTTCAAAACGATTTGGCCGTCCCGGTAGTTCTTAACGATTGGAAGCGCCATTTGATCCCCCTTACTGCAGCGGAAGCGTGTGGATGATGCGGAACGTTATCACACCTACGACCCATTCGCCGAGTACCGACGTTTCTCGCGTGGTGCTGATGACCTGCACTTTGTAGGACTGCGGCCACGTCGTATCGTAGGCCATGAGCTTGTTGATGACGCTCTGCTCTCCATCGAGGGCATCGTCGTAACTGTCGCTCATGCCCTTCGGCGCGAGGCGCCAGGAGTAGCGCACCTCGAGCGTAGTCTCCACGAGGAGGCCCTCGGCCGGGCGCCCTCGGTAGGCGCGCAGGTCATCGGTCGAGGTGGGATGCACGGCGAACGCCTTATGAGCGATGGAGTCCGCATCCCGCCCGAAGTTGTCGGGAGCCACGCGCGACTCCTTCCAGCCCGTGAGCGTGAGGATCCGTGCGGTCACGTCCTCGCGCAGCTGCCTGACGGTCTTGCTGGCCATTAGTAGAAGCCACCGAAGCGCGGGTAGCCGCCGCGGCCGTTCAGCCACACCGTCGAGGTGCCGCTCTTCTTCGTGTTCGGGTTGACCTTGTTCTCGTCGCTCTCGTCGTAGTTGAAGCGCAGCTGGCCCCACGCCTCGGTGTAGGCGCGGCCGTAGTGCTCGGCGAGGGCCTGCCAGCGACCGCCCTCTCCGGCGCTCGTCTGGAAGTCGAGGAAGATGAGCTGCAGCGTCAGCGCGAGGTGCGCGTCACGCAGCGCGCTCGGCTGGATGATCAGGTACGGCCGGCGTCCCTGCGCCGTGATCCGGTTCGTGAGCGTGCCCCACGCCTCGTCCAAGTAGGACTGATACGAGGTCGTTCCGGTCGCGAGCAGCGCCGGGAGGTCACTGTGGCGCTGGAACAGGTCCGCGTCGGTGATGACCGGGTAGAGCGTGCGACGGACGAGGGCGCCGTCGTTGCGGAACACGTTCTGCATTGTGGCCGTCATCTGGAGCGTCCACTCCAGAAGCCAGCCCTCTTCCAGCGCGAGCGAGCTGGTCACCGTGCCGAGCAGCGCGTAGGTCGCAACGCTGCCCGTGATGGTCACGACCGCGGCGTTGACCACGACCGTCCCATCCGCACGGTAGACCGTGAGCGTGCCCGAGATCGGCGCGACGAGCGCACCCGCACGGTAGACGGGACACGTGAGATCCTGGTTACGCCCACGCTCGATCGTCTCGCCGGAGCGAAACCGTGCCGTGTAGAGCGTCTCGCTGATGCTCATCGTGTCCCCCTGCCGTTACTTATCGCGTTCGCGACGATCCGCCTTCTGCGCTTGCTGGCGCGCGACCTGCTCGGCGCGCTGCGGCGGCATGCCGCCCTCGACCAGCCGGCGCGTCATGGCTTCCTTCGCCGCTGCGATGTCCTTACGCTCCCCGCTCATGCCTTCGCCTTCGTGGTCTTGACGGGAGTATACATGCGCTCACGCGCTGCGCGCATGTCCTCGAGGCGCTTGCTCTCGACGGGGAGCGCGAGCGCGCTGCCGGGATGCGTCGGCGCGCGGGTCTGGTGCTCGCTGACCACGCGCTCCTGGCGCTCGATGATCACACCGATGAAGTCGGGGTCGGGGATCTTGATCACGCCGTCCGCGACGAGACGACGGCAGAAGGCCCGGTAGCCCTCGGTGTCCACCGTCATGCGCGTCTGACCCGCCACGAGCTTCGGTCGCTCCCACTTGCTGAGGAACACGGGACCGTTCGCACCCGCGTACTGAATGCAGTAGCCACCCGGCTCGACCTCCCAGGGGATGATGGTCACGCCCTTCTTCCCGAGGTGGACCTCAGCGAGGGCCGTGTCGCCGTTCTTGTCCACCCGGTTGAGCCCGGGGATAGCCAGCATCTGCCCGAGGTCCGGAAGCCACTCGCCTTCCACGCACTGCCAGTGCGCCGGATGATGCGTGTACCACCATGCCGCGTTGCTCGGCAGGTTGAGCAGGGTTGCCATCCCCTGCGGACGAGACGCGGGCTGCGCCGCGAAGTTGCCACCGTCAGCCGTTCCGAAGTTCGCTGCCATCTTGTTTCTCCTTACGCACGAAGGCGTGCCCGTACCATAAGCACGGACACGCCTCGGCGCTAGGCAGAGCCTAGCAGACCATCACAGGTCGGACAGGATGCCGACGCCCTTGAGGTCCTGGAGCTCCGCAACGCCGAGGAAGGCGCTGCCGACGACCTTGGTGAGACCCGAGGCCGCGTCACGCTCCCACTCGACCGCCACGGGGGCGCCGGCCGGGATGATGACGCCGCCCGCCGCCGCGATGGGCGCCGGGGTGCCGAGGGCGTAGGCGATGGCGCCGTTGCCGAGCATCATGCCGCGGTAGTCGGTGCCGCTTACAGACGGCACATACGAGGACAGGTGGACGTTGACGCCGAACAGCTTTCCACGGTAGCTCGTACCCAGCGCGTTTGTCTGCTCCTGGTTGGCGGGGAGGTACTGACCCGGGCCCGTCTCCGCGCGGAGGCTGGACATGAGGTCGTTGTACTGCTGCGGATGCAGGATCACGTCGTACTCGCCCATGACGCTCTGGAGCTGGAGCGCGAAGATCGCGGAGTAGAACGTGTCCGTGGTCATGTCCACGCCCGTGCTGCCGACCTGCGTCGAGAAGCCCGAGGACAACGCGCACGCCAGCTGATTGAAACGGCCGTTGAAGGCCGCGACCATCGCGTTGCTCAGGCCGTCGAGGTCGACGCCGCCGGGCACGGAGTTCGATACGCGCGCCAAGTCAGTAAGATCGTATCGGAGAGCTTGCCGAGCGACAACCACCGTCGCGGACGAGTTCGTGATCGAGGTGTTGCTGACGCTCACACCGTCGCCGGGGGCGCTCATGATGTCGGTGCCGTTGAGGCCGACCACAGGCACCTGGATGCTGTCGCTGCCGGTGCCGTTGATCGAGCCGACGTTGAGGAAGCAGGGCGCGTTGCGAAGGCTGCCGGTGTCGGCGAGCTTCATCACGATCGACTGATAGAGGACCGCGGCGACGCGGGAGAAGCCGTCGAGAGCGGCAAAATCGATGTTGGCCATGATGGCCTCCTAAAGAGGTTCGAGGTTGCCGCGCCTGTCGCTTTTTACGGGAGCTTGCCCCGAGCGCGTGGGGAGTGTCCCCACGGCTAGGGTATGCCTACGCGTGACAGAATGTCAAGGGGCCGAGAACGCTGCCTTGATCGCTGCCGCGTTCGCCTTGAACTCTGCGGGCGAGAGACGCATGATTGCCTCGGGCGTCCACGCGGTCGTAGCCGGCGGCGTCTGGGTGACCGTGCCC